CCGCGGAAAACTGGGAAAAACTGCAAGAGTTTGCGGAGTTTGTCGCTCGGGCGCCCGGCGCCCAGCTGCAGAGGTCCTGGGCCGCGGCTAAAGGTCGCAGTTAAGGGAGTTAGAGAGTTTAAGAGCTTAAGAGTTTGACGAAGTCTAGGTCCTTGAGTGGACCCTCATAGAGCCCAGGCACTTGGAACACGGTCTTTTCGCTAAGTTCCTTGGTTTTACATCCGTGAAACAATTTAACTTGCTCTGCCAGAGGCAAGTTAACAAGGATATATGACTGTGAACCAGCTGTAGCATGACGCATATTCCATGCAATTTGGAATGGTGATAGAGTCACTTTATTATTACTTCCCAGCACTTTCAATTCAACTGTGAAGAAACCTGTTTCTCTATGATAAATTAAGCAATCTGGGAATCCTGGTGTAACATAACTTTCAAGGCGTGAAGCAATATACTCACCACCTTCTAATAATGTCTTTACATTCTTCCAAAAATTTGTCTCCGTTTTTACGGTCATATTTCTTCTTGTTTTTGTTCACCCTTTGTTTCCACTGGGGTGATGTCTTTAGGTCCTTCGCTATTGGATTCCTTTTCGACCGATAAGACAGTTTTATTTCCTTCTTTGTTGAATTCACCTGTTAACCCTAACTCCTTTAATTGTTTTAGAACGTCTTCACGCGACATAGAGTCGATACTTCCTGTCCTGATTTCTTTACGGTCAATGTACAATCCGGCCGCTTGCCCTCGCAAGCGCTCAGCATTAACAGCAGCAGAATAAGACTTTTCAGACAAAGACTTCTCACGCAATCTAGCCAACTCTTGAACATGTTTATTTAATTTTACCTCGTGTGTCTTTTCAATCTCAGCTCTACGTGCAATAATAGCTTCTACAACCTTTGGAAATCTTTTACCATTTAATAATTCAGATGCTCTTACGTTAGCACTATCTTCGTTGTAACCAGCTTGTCTGGCACATTCTGTTGGGGTCAATCTACCCTCATTCTCAGAATATATCTTAACAAACACACGTTGTTTATCTGTCAATCCATCCGCTCTGATTGGATACTTTTTTGACATATTTGTGGCACCACTTGTGGCACCTTTCAATCTTTCATCTACCATGCAAAACCCCGCAGTATAGTTGAATATTTACTCATTTTTATTTCCAAAAAACAAAAAAGTGCCTTGCGTCGTCTAGAGTAGTGACACATAGGTGACACATAATAAGTCATTGAATTATATAGTTTAATCACCAATTGTGTCACTGTGGCACCAGTTTGGTCCCCGGTAACAAAATAAAAAAAACTTTTTAGCAAATATACCACTATAGGTGACACATTACAAAATATAAATTGACCGATTCCTGCCATTTCCTCTTCCTATCCATCCTCTAGCTATTAATTGATGCACAAATCCATGCACATGTGACTTGGATTTAGACCCAATTAGTTGTTTTAACTCTTCATATGAAGGTGCTACACCATTTTGGCTAATAAAGTCTCTAATGACTTCAAACACAATTTTTTGTTTAGGTGTTAGCCCTTGTTTATCTTTTTTCTTCAAGGCCTTTTGCATCCGGATGACTCCAATAATCTTTTCTTACTTCGTTTAGCATTTCATTTTCACCCCATTCATCAATTGCTTCTTTCGTAATTGATGCTTCAAGGGTCTTTTGTATTTCCTTTTCTTCTTCTGTTAATTCTATCCTATTTGGTCCTTTCTTTCTAACATATGTATGAACCTTAGACCATGTAATAATATATTTCGACGCTTTAGGACGTACATATCCACGTGCTGGATCTAATGATGGATATTCTGGGTGTGGATCTGTATCAAAATTATTTTTAATATATTCCATGACCTCTTCATCATTTTCAAATTGTTTAACAACTTTTTCAATGACTTTTTTATCTAGCCATAAATTAATCTCGTACGTCTGCATATGTCACCTGTAAATATTCAATTTTTGTTACCCATCCTTTTGGTATTGCTATACAACCACCACCATGATTATCGTCCCGGTCCACGCACCACGATCTCATAACCACGACCTTCTCTTTATTATTCACTATCATCCAACCAACCTCCTGGCACTTTGCAAGTGGCGCATTAATCATATCTTTAATAGGAAGCCACCCTGTTTCCATATCACGTGCATCATCCCATGACAAACGCACCATTGGTATAGACTTTATGTCCATTAATGTATTTTATTCCACTTCTCCGATACATCAGAATATTTATTCTGAACCTCACGTTCCTCAGTACCAGAATTAAATCGCGCTTCTTGTCTTTTTGCAGAACCTTCAGCAAACTTACCTATAATTTCTAATAACATTAACGTAGGAAACACAACGCCGTGCACCTTTATTTTACTTAACTCATTAAGTGTAGTATCAACATTTTCACCATTATTTTCACAATCATGTAAAATTTTATTCATTTTACCTGCTGCTTCTACTAATTCTTTCATTCTATATCTCCTTTATTTTCACTATCCCATATGTCAACGTGAGCTTCACCATACTTTTTAATAAATTCTTCTCTTGTAGATTCTGCTGCATATTCAGTCATCTCTAATAACCATGTACCTATTTTACTCATACACCAAACATCCATCTAAATAAGTATTGGCAAACCATCAAAAAAATAACAAACTTAATTGGTAATAATAAAAACCACATCACAACCTCATTGCCATATATTCATAATCAAATTCACCATGCTTTTTCTGAACCAATGTTACAACATTGTGCTCATATGCTTTGTAAGCATAGGACTTGATTGCACGCACACGGCGCTCATCACTCGTGGGCGAATACTTTTGTAAATGTGGACCCATAATATAACCACGATAATAAGTTATCTTATCACCTGGTTTAGATTTATTTATCCACTCATCAAACTTTGTTCTACTAATCATAATTCTTTTATTGTGCCTGCGGCTCGTTAGGTTTCCGCGAATCACTCAGCACTTTTAGTGAGTAGGGGGGTTCTTTGACTACCCCCAACCTTTCCCGTCCAGTCAAACTGTTCAAGCTTAACAAGTACTTAGTACCTACGTTTGCACCCTCAGCCATATAGCCATACCTTACAAACGCATTGCCTTACAACCTGGAGACTGTTGTTCAGCCATACTCGGAGAATGTTGCACCATCCTCATTTAGGCGTATTATACCACATCAATGTGAACAAAACAAGTACTTTATTTGGCAGAAAACGGTCTTTTTTTAAAGTCAAGCAAAATTATTTTCTTGACACCATTACAAACCATTACAAAAAATCTTGTCAAGCATTTTTTTCTTGCACATTATCAACACATAATGTACACATAAAGTTCTCAACTTCATTTCATCTCGGTGGATCCCAGGCACATTCGTTGCAGGGGGTCCCCAATTAAAGGAACATATGGTAAAGTACTGGAAAAAGTTTTTAAAATGGTTAAAATATGAGCCACATAAATATTATATGAGAGGCAATGTTTCTAGTAGCAAATCTACCACCGACAAAAGTATATATAAAAAAAGAATACCTGTATGATCACCAAAAAGGTCATGGAGAATTTGTAGAAGGTGTTTGGATTACTGTTAAGTCAATCCAAGGTAGGTCGCTCTACTTTGAAACGTATCTGCCGGAATATGGTGCTTTATATGATAAGCTGCCTATCAGTGCTTTTGTTAATTCTCCTGATATCAAGCTTAATCTCGAATTAGAAGAATTAGAATTGTGGGATGCGTTTAGCTACCACATTACAGTTGTAGAAAAATCATCACTTGCGGGCACACGTTGTAAATACCTTGCACCATCAAAGGAATGGTACTATGGTAAATACTTATTTACGATTGATAGTTGCCATGCGGATACAAACATCCTTAATGTAAGTTACTCAGAGGTCCCAGAGGAGCACAAATCGTTTAATATACTTGAATTAGATAATGGACACTACGCTGCCCAACCTAATAATAGAGTCATATTCTACGATAAATCTCTCACACCTGCAAAAACATTGCAACCTGATTTTAAAGTGTCAAGTAAATATTACTCCGTTGAAGATAAGAGTAAATGGACAGCTGGTGATGACACAAATTATTTTTACGGATTAAAAAAACAAGAATGATTAAAGTATGGTTGTTATATATATTAATATCAATGCCTAATATGCCTTCAGTAAAGAACAATTCTTTTTTGTATCCTAACGAAGAAGAATGTATGGAAGCATTAACAAATTATTTAAATATATATGAACGAAAAAGCGCAGAATACAAAGCAAATTTAAAGACAATGGGATATTGTTTACCCTTTGAAGCTTTTCCTATACAAGGTATGAATACTTTATGAAAACGTTATTTATTCTCTTGACATTAATAACTGTTGTTACAGTAGCAACAGATGCTAACAGTGCTGATACAAATACAACGGTGTCTTCGACCGTGGTAACGGACAAGGCACCACCAACTGCTAACTCACCTAGCGTCGTTGTAAACAACTCTGACGTGTGTAAAACAGCAGTAGCAGGCGCGGTTCAAACCCAGATCCTCGGTATTAGCAGCGGTATTACAGTAACAGATGAAAACTGTGAACGTATAAAATTATCAAGATCTTTATATTCTATGGGCATGAAAGTTGCTGCAGTATCTACACTGTGTGCTGACCCACGTGTTTGGGATGCAATGTATATGGCAGGCACAGTTTGTCCGTACATGGGATCCATTGGTGAAGAAGCACGTGAGAAATGGGAAGATAACTCTGATATGATACCTGAAGGATCAGAAGTATATAAGAAAGTAGAAATGGTAAAACAAGAAGAAAACAAAACAACTGGAATGACTGATGGTCAAAAATTATTCAAATTTATTATTGCTGGTATGGCTATGCATTCTGGCATCGTTGCCTTCTTCCCTTAGAGCCGAATGTCCTGTTACAGCAACAGGATTATGTACGCCAGGTGTAGAAGAAACGATAGTAGAAGACATTATAGAAACCACAGAGCACGGCGCTGATGGATACACAGTCATAACAGAAACTACCACAACAACGACAACAGTAACTACAACTAATGAAGACTCAGGTGATTTACTTGATGGTGATAATGATTATGTTACATCTAAATACGAAGGTGATATGGATGTGGACTGGGGAGGCCAAGGGCCTGCAAACATGCCCTCAGGCAACAGCTGCTACGGACTAGGTGCTGATAAGTGCGCACAAATTACAGGTAGTGGTAACTCAACATCAACAATGGGTGTATCCGGCATGGGTACAACATTTATTAATACAATAGATATTTCTGAATTAGATATAGAAAACGGAGGAAGAACAAACTACACAATTAAAATAGACAAACAAGATCCACAAGATCGTATCTACATGCATGTAACGGGACGTAATGGTAATACGAATGTATTTAGTGGCACGGATATATTATCTGAATCAGGTGTTACTACAGGATTTGCTGAGTACTCAGGTGGATGGGATTTTTCCGGATCAATTACAAAAATAATTGTGGAGGTTGGTGGACGTGATATTGGTTTGGCAATTGGACCGCTCTTTGATGACGTGTCCATAAATGTATTATACAATGTGGTAAACACAATCGTAAATGAAACGATAACGACAGTAGAAATGTGGGTATCAATGGGTGGTAGCACAGAGACAGAAGTTATTGATATTGTTGAGAATATATTTGAACACAATGACATTGTTGTCGATGGTCCAAGTGATGATTTATATTTTGAACCTGAATTTGATGAACCTGACATGGAAATGTCTTATGAAACTGTAGAAATGGAAATGGAATTTGAATTTGAAATGGATTTTGAAATGCCAGAAATGGATTTTGAAATGCCTGATGTTAACATGGATGAAATGGAAGTAGCAGTCATGGATATTGAAATGGAAATGGAGATGGAATTTGAAATGGAAATGGAGATGCCTGATTTAGAATTACCGGATCCAGATATGGAAATGCCTGAACCTGAAATGGAACCAGAACCTATGCCAGAACCGGAAATGGAAGAACCAGAATCTCAACCAGAAATGGAGGAAGTAAAAGATGAACCTATTGAAGAACCTACTGAGGAGCCTCAAGAAGATGTGGCAGAAGAGCCAGAGAACAAAGAGAGCGTATCAGAGACTGAAACAGATGAAGATCAACCAGAAGATATGGAAGAATCAGAGGATAAGAGTGAAGCCGAAAAGAAACCCGTAAAGAAACAAGAACAAAAAGAAAAAGCTGCTAAAAAAATTGTAAAGAAAATGGGTGATAAAGGTAGATACGATTCTCT